AACATAGTGACTTGGCTTGAATGGTTCCGGTCTACCTTTGTTCAGGATGACTTCAAGACAGAGTGGTATGGATGGCTAACCAATCAAGTCAGCCACATGGCGGCTGGAATATTTACCGCATTGGTGGTATCTACCGGATGGTATGCCATCGAAGGAGAGTTTCCATTGAAGGTGCTGGCCGTTCCGCTCATCGCATCGGTCTATGTCTTGGGTGAGGTTTTGCGCGGATGGTCGTGGCGAGACAGCATTGAAGATACGATTTTTTTCGCCGCGTACGGATCGGGCGGGGCCTTTTTGGTGTTTTCTGAGGTGAAACCCGGAAGCCCTGATTTGTTAGTGAGTGTGCTAAATGTCATGCCGATCCTTGGTATTGTGGCGGCACATTTGGGTGGCGGGATTTACTGGCGGACGAGGGTCTAAATGGCAGTTGATGAGAGCGGTTTGATGAACCTGCTCCACGATTGGTGGGGCCTAGCCGCAGCCGCCGCCGCTGCCATTTCTGGGTGGGCTGTTCGGGGCAGAGACCTTGACAACCGCATAAGTCATTTGGAAACGGCAGCAGACGAAAACAAGGAGCGATTTCGCCTTATGGAGCGGTTGGCGCACGATACGCAATTATCCGTGGCCAAAATCGAAGTTACCATAAAACCTATGGAAGATGTGCCAGCCATCTTGTCGGATTTGCGCGCCTTGGTTGGAAAACTGCAGGGGCGGATAGAGAAATGAAAATTGTTCCTTGGCTAGAGCGTGCAAAACTTTACATCGGCACAAAAGAGATTCCAGGGCCAAAGCATAGTGCGCTCGTCCTAAAGTGGTGGGGGTTAATCCGTGCACCATTCACCGACGACGAGACGCCATGGTGCGCTGGGTTCGTCGGGGGGGTGCTCGAAGAGCTCGGCATTCGTTCAACACGCTCTGCATCGTCGTTGTCATACCTGACTTATGGCCAGCCGCTCACAAAGGCTGTACCGGGGGCCATTGCTGTCAAGCGTCGCAAGGGTGGTGGCCACGTAACGTTCGTCGCGGGCTCGGACGGCAAAGGTGGCCTGTGGTGCGTTGGTGGCAATCAGAACGATGCTGTTACTATGGCGTTGTACCCGTGCGCTGCATTCGAAGCTTTTCGATGGCCACCGTTAGTCCCGGTAATTCACCAACCTTTGGCCCGACTTGCCTCCGGGTCTCAGATTGTCCCAAAAGAGGCATAAGGAGAAATAAATGCTGAGTGGCTATAAAACGTATATCCTTGCAGGCGTCACAACCATTGGCGCTATAGCTGGCTACCTCGTCGGGGATCTGACGCTGGTGGCTGCCCTGAACCTTGCGATCCCTGCTATCTCCGGGGCATTCGTTCGCTCTGGAATCAAGTCTTTACGCTAACCCAAGCGATAAGTGGGTGATCGACGTTCTTTGTATCGGTCACCCGGCCCCCTTATTGTAAAGATCACAACGCTCTCTTCCCCAGACGGCTTTTGACGAGCGGCCTATTGAGCAGAACTCCTGACCGCGACACCTGCGTTGCAGCCGCTTTCGATTGTTCCCGGTGTGCATCTAGTCCGAGTACTTGGTGCGGGCTGCGGTATGGGGCCCTAAACTCGCCAGATCGAGATGTTGGCTAAGCTTCTCGAGTGGTGTAGTATCTTACGGACAGGAGACTGCTATGGCACTCACAAAACTCGTATTCCGGCCCGGTATTAACCGTGAGACCACTGCCTATGCCAATGAGGGCGGATGGTGGGATGGGAACCTTGTGCGTTTTCGGGCCGGTAAACCTGAAACTATCGGAGGTTGGACCCGCTATACGCGTGATCCGCTGCTTGGCACTGGGCGGTCTCTGCTTACATGGACCGCGCTCGACGGCTCTGTGTACACCGGGTGCGGCACCAACCTAAAATACTACATCCTGAGCGGTGGATCGATAAACGATATCACCCCCCTTCGCGCCACGACAGCGCCCGGCGACGTAACGTTTGCTGCTACCACGGGTTCCAATATCATCAACGTGAATGACACCCTGCACGGCGCTCTCACGGGAGACTTTGTGACCTTCTCTGGCGCGGTTAGCCTCGGCGGTAACATCACGGCTTCTGTACTAAACCGAGAGTATCAGGTTACTAACGTCGTAAGCGGGGGTGTATACCAGATAACCGCAACGGCTACGGCTAATGCCTCGGATACCGGAACCGGCGGTGCGTCTGTCGTTGGTGCTTACCAGATCAACGTCGCCCTAGATACGGCTGTCGCAGGCAGTGGTTGGGGCTCTGGCGCTTGGTCTCGTGGGACTTGGGGTTCAGGGACGCGTACAACACTACCTAGCGCACAGCTCCCTATCTGGTCGCAGGATAGTTTTGGAGAGGACTTGACCTTCTGTCTGCAGAACGGACGTATTTACTACTGGGATAAGAGCGCGGGCCTCTCAACACGCGGAGTTGAACTGCAGACGCTCCCCGGCGCTCAGTCTGTGCCGACGGTTGCCCGCCTAGTTATGATATCGGAGCGTGATCGGCACGTTATTGCGTTTGGTTGTGACCCAGAGGGCACTCCCGGTGTTCAGGACCCACTGACGATTCGCTTCTCTGACCAAGAGAACCTTGCTGAATGGCGCACCCTGCCGACAACAACTGCGGGTGAACTGCGTATTGGTACCGGGTCTGAGATCATATCAGCTGTGCAGACCAAGCAACAGATTCTCGTCTTCACCGATGTGTCCATTCACGCAATGCAATATATCGGGCCCCCCTACACATTCGGAATTCAAGAAGTCTCCTCCTCTATATCTATTGCCGCGCCCAATGCTTCCGTAGCCGTTGGAGACTCTGTTTACTGGATGGGTAGCAACGAGTTCTATATCTATGACGGTGCCGCGGTGCAGATTCCGTGCGACGTGAAGGAATACGTTTTCTCTGATCTGAACGTTTCGCAAAGGCTTAAGATTTACGCAGGTCATTGCAGTTCATTTTCTGAGGTGTGGTGGTTCTATCCATCTGCTGCCAGCAGCGAGAACGATAAGTACGTCGTCTATAACTATGAACAGCGCGTATGGTACTACGGCACGCTCTCTCGCACAGCTTGGTTAGATCGCAACGTCCTGCAGTATCCGCTGGCTATCTCGCCGGATGGGTATGTGTACTACCAAGAGAACGGCCTGAATGATGGAAGCGTGAACCCTCCAGCTCCTATAACTGCTTACGTCGAGTCGAGTGTGATAGACATGGGGGATGGCGACAACTTTATGTTCGCCACTAGGCTTATCCCTGACCTCACGTTCCGAAACTCAACGAACGGCGCGCCAACGGTAACTATCACGCTAAAGGCCCGGAACTTTCCCGGCGGTGCCTACTTTGCGACGGATGCGGACCCAGTCACCAAGACCTCAAGCCTTCCGGTGGAACAGTTTACCAACCAGATTTTTACACGCCTACGTGGGCGGTCCATATCCCTGCGTATCGATTCCAGTCAGATAAATACGGCTTGGCGGCTTGGTGATCCGAGGCTTGATCTCAGAACGGACGGGAGGAAGTAATGCCGAGTAATGCACCAGCACCCTTCTTTCCGACGCCGCCGGAGAACTACAACCGTCAATACATGGCCCAGCTTATCCGCGCGTTCTCGGTATTCGTGCAGCAGGTCAATAATCCAGGCGATGCGGTCTTCACGACACTCCAGTTAACTACACTGCCGATATATGCTAATAACGCTGCAGCCATTGCCGGAGGACTCACTGTTGGGGACATCTATAAAACTTCCACAGGAGAGCTTCGGATTGTCGTGTAGCGTGGCATCTGCTAAGCTATGTAAAACTTGCTAGAGGAACTGCCATGCTTCCTATGATTTTGGGTTTTCTCGGGTCCGCCTTCGCCCCCGCCATTGGCAGCGCGCTGGGTCTTGCTTCACTAACTCCGCTGATCGCAGGGGCTGTTGGTCAGGGCCTTGGGACAGCCATCGAGCAACGGGACCTCGGTGCGGGGCTCAAGGCCGGACTGGGCTCTTTCGTAGGTGGCAAACTCCTCGGTGGGCTCATGGGCAGCACTGCGGGTGGCGCACTACAGCAGCCTCTGCCCGGTCAAAGCCCTATGGCTCCCGCAACGTCTATTCGCCCAATGCCTAATCCCGCGGGGGCGGCGGCTGCCGCAGCACCTACCGGTATCGCAGGACTGTTCGGCCAAGGCGCAATGGGTCAGGGCCTTCGCAGCGGTATGAACTTTATGAGCTCCGCGCAGGGTATTGGGTCGCAGATCGGCGGTGCACTGGCTACCCCGACCCCAACAATAAAAGCTACCGCCTCCAAGCCCACCGCTGCCGACATAGAGATGAAACCTATCCCGCGCGCCCAGATGGCTCCTCCGCCGGGGTATCGCCCCGGTATCGACCCCGAGTTTAACTATGGCATCGGGCGACCGTACTCGTACGGCGACATTCTGGCTTATCGAGACAAGGGCACGCTGCCCTATGCTGAGGGCGGGAAACTACAGAAGCCAAACGAGAAGACCGAAATCGTCGAGGCTATTGCTGCTATCAAAGGTCAGCACCCGCAGCCCGAGGTCGCGCTTGGTAAGTTCTTGGCCAAGTATGGCAAAGCAGCGCTGCGCGATCTGGTAGACTCTGTGCAGTCTGGCGAGTTTGATGACACTCGCGAACGGTTTGCCAACGGTGAGAATGGTAAGGTTCGCGGCCCCGGCGATGGTTCTGGCGTAGATGACAAGGTTCCTGCTACGATTGACGGGGAACAAGATGTGCTTCTTGCTGATGGCGAGTTTGTGCTCCGCAAAGACGCTACCGATGCCCTTGAGAAGAAATTCGGGGGTGGATTCCTATCTGCTGTTAATGGGGCCGGACCAAAGGCACCGGCTGAACTTCGTAAACGGGTGGCTGCATGACTCCTGAGTTTGACACCGAAGAGTGGCGGAAGCTACGCGACGCTAAGCTCGTAGAGTGGACCGGCGATATGAACGCCATCTGGTTCATCCGTCAGATTGGCGACGTCGGCGAGGTTTTCGACGACATCATCGACAAGGACAAGCCCGTCACCGACGCAGACATTGCCCGCACACTTTTTGTCGCTCTGACCGAGCTGCCTCTCAACCCGTTCTTTGATAAGTACAAGCACCAGCTGATTCCAATCATCGTGACAGGGATCAACGCTTGGCTCGATGCCAACAAGCTGGAGAAGGGCTCGGCAAACGACCGAGTGTTCTCCTATGTCCTTCGCGACTGGTATGCAGAGATCATTGCATATGTTATCTATATATGTAAGGGGCGGGACTACATGCAGTCGGTTAGCATGGAGGTCCGGGGCTTCTTTACGCGCCATGAGACCCTCGAACAGTACAGGGAAAATCTACCATGAGCACCGGCGGAAGCAGCGCGACTCCAACCGAACAGACGGTTACGCAAACGAACATCCCCGAGGAGTTCCGCCCATACTTCGAACGGCTTATGGGCCGCGTCGAAGAGCAGTCTCTACAGCCCTATCAGGCTTATGGTGGACAGCGGCTTGCGGACTCGGCAAATTACGCCGATATCGGGGCGGCCCGGGATCTTACTCGCAGTATCGCTGGATCGGGGATCGCAGGTATAGGTGAAGCCCAAGGCGTGGCACGGGGGAACATTGACCGGGCTCGGCAACTCGGCCAATACGATACAGGGAATTTTTCGCAGTATGGTGGCTTAAAGGCCACCGAGGCTTCGCCGTTTTCTGGTTTCTCAGAGGCTGGGTTCAAAGAATTTCAGTTCGGCCCTTCTGGTCAGTTCACTGGTGACGCAATATCCCAGTACATGGACCCGTACATGCAGAACGTGGTCAAATTCCAGAAAGAGCAGGCACAAGAGGATTATGACATTGCGCGACAAGGTCGCAGTGCGCGTGCAGTTGCCGCAGGTGCCTATGGTGGATCTCGCCAAGGTATTCAAGAGGGTCTAGCTGAGCGCGACTTGTTGCGGCGTCAGGGGGAACTCCAAGCGCAAGGGCTGTCTTCCGCCTATGGGGATGCCCAAAGAATGTTCGAGGCTGACCGCGCGGCTCGGATGGCGACAGAAACAGCACAGGCTGGCGAGGCCGGTCGGTATCAAGGTGCGACAGCTGCCGAGGCGGCTCGGGTACAGAGAGCCAGAGCCGAAGAAATGGCCCGAGTGCAGGGCATCAGCGTTTCAGAGGCCGCACGTATTCAGGCAGCACAAGCAGCGGAGCTTGCACGCGTCCAGACCGATACGGAAGCATCACGTCAGTTCGGCGCAAGCCAAGGTCTGGCGGCACTGGATGCAGCAGGTCGGGCGGGGCAGCAGCTGGCAGGCCTCGGCGAAAAAGAGCGCGAGGCTCAGATTCAAAACGCTCAGTTGCTCGAGAGTATTGGTAAAGACCAAATGGCCGAACAGCAGGCTGGTTTGGATATCGGCTATCAAGACTACCTGCGTGAGCAAGGTTATCCAGAAGACCAGCTGGGCTTCTACTCAGACATCCTACGCGGCCTGCCTGTGGCAAATGCCGGTACGACCACCGAGATGGGCTCTGTTTACACTAACCCGCTCCAGCAAGCGCTTGGTGCCGGACTCTCCGGCTTGTCCCTCTATAAGGCGTATGGCGCATGAACATCGTCCAACTCCAAGACCATCTGAAAAACTTCTCGCAAGACCAGCTCGTGCGGGAGATGCAGACACCTTCGGGTAGCACCCCGCAGTTTCTTGTTCTTGGGGAAATCATGCGCCGCATGCGCATGAAGGACGACTTCACCGCGCAGAATGCCAAAGGCGACCAAGGTACGGTGGCCCAAGAGGCTATCGCAGCTGCAGGAGTCCCGCAGGGTGGTATCGCTGATATGGCGCGAGCTATGGCCCCAAGCACTGACATGACGCAGAACACAGGCGTGCAGGCTATGTACGCTGGCGGGCCGGTCAAGAAGATGGCTAAGGGAGACATCGTTGTCCGTGACGGTAAGCGCTACATCGAGCAGGAAGACGGGACGTATCTTAGCGAGGATGGCGTCCCAGCTACCCTTAATTCGACCTCGGATGACAGAACCTTTGGGCAACGCTACATAGGTGACCCCCTGCGTAGCATCTTCCAGCCTGTTGGCGACACTATGCGGGAAACGATGCAGCCTGTCGGGCAAGACCTGCGGTCTTTGTTTGAACCACGCCCAGTTGATCCGGTCACAGTCCCCCCGGAAGTTTCACTGCCCGCACCACTGACATACGATGAAATTGTTGCCCGAGCTCGTGTCGGGGCTATGCCTACATTAGAACAGCTGCGGAGTTCCGTTGAATCCGGTCTTTTGAACGGTCAGCAGGCCGCAGATGTGCAGGCAATGACTGAGGGTACTGGGTATACACCCTCCGCAGAAGAAATGCGCGTAGCCGAAATGCCGGGGCTTAGCCCCGTGGGCCCACCCGCCCCCGCAGCGGACACCCCATATGAACGTGCGAAGCAGGGGCTCGGTGATTTTGTTGCTGGGGCTTTTGGTGGTAGAACTATTGGAGAACAAGCCGCCATTGCCGCAGAGCGCTCCGCTGCCATTGCCGCTGCCGCTGCGCCAGAAGTGCAAGAAGTGCCAAAGCTTCAACCGCTGCCTACGACTACTGCAGTGCCCGGCGCAGCTGCGCCACAGGGGTTACTCGCAGCACAAAGCACTGCGTTGCTCGGCGCGCAGCCAGCTGCCGCGCCGCAAGGTGGAGCACAAACCGCTGCCGCGTCGCAAGGTGGAACTAGCGGCGGGGCCGGTGGCGTATCGTCCTACGAACAGGCGCTCATGGATACACTATCAAAGCGCGAGAAGGCAGCCGAGCAGGACAAGTGGCTGGCGCTGGCGCAGGTAGGCTTGAACCTTATGTCGTCCAGACAGCCAACGCTTGGGGGCGCTCTTGGCGAAGCCGGACTCAAAGGTATCGAAGCTGCGCGCAGTGCACGGGACCAGTACGACAAAGAAAAGCTCGAGCTTACAGGTGCCATTGCGCAGTCTCGTGCAGCGCGGGCTAAAGCAGCGTCTGGTGGCGGTAGTGGCGGGGGAGGCATCAAGCCTCTTAGCGCCAGCGGTATCATGACCCAGCAGAAAAATATGTTGGACCTCGCGGAGTCCGACTTGAGTGTCCTCACTGGTGGGCAGAACCCCAAAATGGTCGCCACCATGCTCAAAAAAGCAGTCGAAAACGGCGACCTTGATGCTCGCGGACAGCTGATAGAGCTTAATCGCGCAATGAAGCAGTACGACTCCGCATACAGTAACTATATGTCTGCTGCAGGGCAGCTAGGCGCACTGATTACGACTGAGTCTGGCGGAGCCGAGGAAGTTCCAAACTTCGCCGATGAATAAGACCGATAACCAGACTAGCCCAGAGCGGCACCTTTACGTATACTCTGGCTAAGTAAAGGAGTCTTCGCATGGGTATTATTCAGGTTCCGGGCCGTCTGAGCGGGAAGACCTACAGCGTTAATATCAAGGGTGATACCCCCTCTGAGACCGAACAGGCGCGCATCCGTGCGTACTTGGACGATCAAGAAAGCGCTTACGTTCAGAACTTTTCCCAACAATTTGGGATTGAGCTGCCTACTCCTGATGACGGCACAGCTCTTGGTCGCGGTCTTGAGCGCGGCAAGGCCAGCGCAAAGTCCCTCTTTGGCACTACCATAGAGACTATCGGTCAGCAGGTCGGACTGCCCAGCATCGCCGAATATGGCCGGGGTATGGAGGATGCAGCGGCGCAGCGTCAGTTTGAACTAAGCCTCCTGCAGCCTGCGCCGACTACGCGTCAAGATGTTGTTGCTGCCGAAGGTTTCTTCCCAACTATTGGCGCGGGGCTTACATACGCTGGTGAATTGGCGGGCGAGCAGTTGCCGCAACTCGGTACGAGTCTGGCGGGGGGCGCTGTTGGCGCTGCTGTTGGTAGCGTCGGAGGTCCAGCGGGGGCTTTGGCTGGTTTCGGTATCGGCTCCGGTCTTACTGAGGCCCCGATGCTGTTCGGCGCTAACGTGCAGCGCCAAGAGGAAGAAGTTGCAGCGGGTCGTAAGGACGCCGTTGATCTGACCGCTGCCCTCGGCTCCACAGTTGGGCAGGCGGGGATTACCGCTGTAACTAATGCGTTGGCAGGGGCAGGGGTCTTTGTTCGCCCCGGTGCCAAACTGTTCACCCGGGCCCTTTCTGGCGCAGCGGTTGGCGGTACGACGGAATCCCTAAATGAAGTTGGCCAGCAGATACTAGAACGCTATCAGGCGGGTCTCCCAGTTGACAGCCCCGATGCTATCCAAGAATATATCGACGCCGGTGTGGCTGGCGGTGTCCTCGGTGTCGCTGCTGGCGGTATCGGCGGCGCAGTCGGTGGCCCCCGGCCTACAGAAGATACGTCGCCCCCTGCGCCCCCGGCGGTAAAACCAACTATAGGGCAGCCAATGGCCACGCCCGAAGAAATTACTGCGGCTGCAGAAGAAGTAGCAGGGGAACCTGCCGAAATTATCCCCGAAGATGTGCGGATCGGGGCTGGCGCCTCTACCGACAACGACCTTATGGAAGCCCGTGGGATATACGACGAGCGCCTAGCTATTGCGCTGGACAGCGGTGCGTCAGAGGAAGAAGCCGCGCAGACCGCGGCTAGGGTCACGGTAAACTATATTGATGGTCTACAGGAAGAAACGAAGCAGCGGCTCGCGCGCTTCCGTTCCACTATGGACAAACGTGCAAGAGCGTCGGCGGGCGGCGTTATGCAGCCTGATTTACCCGATACCGCATATGCCTCTGAGGTTAGCGGCACCACTCAAGATAGTCTGTTTACGGCTGACAATACTACGCAAGAGCGCCTGTCCGTCGAGCCGACGGTTACGCCCCGTGAGGACTATGCACCAGTAGAGACTGACGAAGAAGTGTTTAACCGCGCGGCAAAACTCGGTACGCGCACTGCTGCCCCAGTGGTGAACGCTCCCGCGATAAAGCCTGAGCAGGTTCTTACCGATGATCTTGTGACGCAGCTTGGCGTCGGCACAGCTAAATCAGCGCCGTTGCGTAAGATGGTAGGGAAACCCCTAACAGACGGCGCTGTTATTAGGACGCTCGACCGCTGGGCGCAAAACGATAAGGCTACCGCTGAGAACAAAGCGCTCGCCGCACGGCTTATCACTGGACAGCCCGCGCCGGAAGCACCGGCTATTGCCCCCAAGCAGGAGGCCCCAAATGTCCCCGACGCTGCAGCGGTTAAACCAGAAGAAGTGGGAGTTGGCGTTCCGAGTGGTGAACCAAGCGTGGAAGGGAGCGGAGGGGTCGACAGCATCGCTACAGGCTCCACCAGGACTGAAACACCTACGGGCGGAGGACTGGGAGGAGATATGTCGGTGCCTGTGGGTACTGATACAGCAGCGGGAACAGAGCCCACTCCACTAAGAATTGACCGTGTAGATACTACGCAGCTGCAGGGGCCCGACCGCCCAACAAGGCAGCTTATCCCCGGCACCATTACACCGGTCGATCCGTCTACGCTGCGGCCCACTGGCAGACCTTATCCAGAGGCATCGGACGTCTACGCGCCGGATAAGGCAAAAACTATGTCCCCAGCGCAGCGTGTAACAGCGCAGCAGCTCGATGAGGCTCTTGCGGCACGGTACGAAGCCCTGACGCCACCGGATGTTAAACGCGGCGCGAAGTTCCTCAATGAGCGCGGCGTGCAGGCCACAATCACCGATAAGTTGACCATTGCCGATAAGCAGGTAGTGATTAACCTACTCGCTACGCGGGACGATCGTCTATCGCCCCAAGCCCAAGCTGCAAAGCTCTACTTCTCCAAGGTGGCTCGCCCCATGGAGGCAGTGCTGATGGTTGTTGACGATCTGACCGCGCCATACGGCAAGTACCGCGCCGAGCCTGACGCTGACCCGTTTACCCGTGCGTTTCTATCGCGAACCGGGACTGTCGCTGCCAATCAGGCGCTCGATTTCATCAAGACCCGTATGTCTAAAGAGCTGAACCGTGAGGTTACGTTCCGGCAGGACCTGAGTGCGCAGCAAAACAAGAACATCGAGACGTGGGTTGACGACCTTGACCGCGTCGAGCGCAAGCGCGCTGACCGTATCCGCGACCGAGCGGCACGTACCGAAGCCGCAAAAGAGTCCGTTTACATCAGTGAGCCTATGTCCACTGACCCGCTGGCTGCGCTGGACCGCGCACTGCATTACTCGGTCAAGATGGCCCTGGACGGTGGAAATCTCAGGCTGGCACTACGGGCGCTTTCGGCAACGACCCACAACGCCGATTTGGCCGCTCTTGCTGCGCGTTTTGCAGACTTTACTGGCACTACGCGTGTCAAGGTGCTGTACCCCGGTGACTCAGCGCACAATATTAACTCCTATCCGGGCATCTATTGGTTATCTAACGATAGTTCAGACTCGGAGCGAACAAATATCATCTACCTAAATGGCCAAACGGGCATGAGTACCCATGCGCTTATGCACGAGATGGCACATGCTGTGACGGCAAACTTATCCTATATGCAGCCAAACCATCCGACTATAAAGCAGTTAGAGTCGCTGCTGGACTTTATGCGGTCTAAAGTTTCTCCCCCCAATCTTCGCGGTGAGTACCCCACGGAGTTCTATGGGCTCACCGACCTGCGGGAGTTTATGGCCGAGGCATACGGGCGCGTAGCTATGGGAGCGAACGACAACGGCCTACGCGATCTGATGAAACGCACGGAGTTCGTCGACTATAGCTCTACTCAGGTCGAGCTCCCGCTCAACGCATTGGAACGGTTCAGGGAGATTGCCGGTAACCTACTTCGCAACCTTATCGGTCGACCGTCAAAACCTTATCCGCGTCGAACCAAGACTCAGACCACGAAGACCCGCGAGACTGGAGCGGACCGCTTTCATCGTCTGATTGACGGCCTACTGTCGGAAGCGCCGCACGTTTTGCCCGATAGCGTGTTCCAGAAGGCCATGTCTGAGCCGATGGTAGCCCGTACAGTGCTCAACAACGCTATTCAGAACGCCGACCCATGGAGCGCTGCGGGGAGGGACCGACTTTCTGCCCAGATGCAGGCTTCCATCCCGATGCCCGCGCGAAGCATGCTTCTAGGTCTCCTGCAGCTAGACTGGTTCAATGATCTTGCCGGGAAATATTTCCCACAGATCGCTGTCCTAAAGCAGATCGATGATCTGCGGCGCGGAGAGCTCGTGCAGATGGAGAAGCGCGCCGAGAGGGTTCTCAAAGATCTATTGGCTTATGCCAACACGCAGCCCGAACTGTATACAACGCTCATGGCGATTATGGGCCGCGCTACACTGGCTGAAGTTGATCCGACTAAGCCCCGCTCCACCTACAACGCAGACCCAGAAAAGCTTCGCGTTTGGGCCGCTCTAGGCAACGAGCTGCGTAATTCGGACAGTACTGGAGAAATGCTCCGTCTTTTCAAGACGGTACGTAACATGTTTGCTCAGTTCCGTGAGGACATAAAAGCCGTCCTTAGTGAGCGCGTAAAAGAGATGACTGACGATGTGGCCACACAGAACCAACTGGTCGCACGTCTATTGAAGAAGCTCGACGACGAGAATGTCATTGAGCCGTACTTCTCCTTGATGCGTAAGGGTGACTTCTGGCTGACATACGACGCCGATGACACCACGGCAGCTGCTATCGTCGATCCGAATACGGGCGTATCGCGCAAACCGCCGACGCAGTTTGTACAAGCGTTCAACTCGGTATGGGAGCGAGACCAGTTCCGTGCAAAGCTAGAGGCTACTAAAGACGCCGACGGGAATCCTGTTGCGCGGAACTTTAAAGACAAGCCGCGTCCGGTAGGATACAACCCCGACGAAAAGGTTCCGACCGCGTTTGCCCAAGGGGCGATCAACATTATTACGGGCCTCGTCCCAAATATGGTCGACAAGGCCAAGGGTGACGCTGCGGTCGAAGCTGTCATGGAGATGTTCAGCCGGTTCACCCCGGAACATTCAATCCTGCAGTCCTTCAACAAGCGTAAGGGCGTGCGTGGCTTTATGGGCGACATAACCCCTATCGGCGTTGTTGATCGCCCGGTGGATATGGTGCAGGCGTTGGCTGAGAAGTCCTCTTCCTTGGCGTATCAGCTCATGGGCATGAAGTACGGGGCCAGAATCCAGGCCCTGAAAAACCAGTCAGACGCAACGCTAAAGACATTGCTGGAATCTTCATACCTGAATGCCGGCGAACAGCAGGCGGTAAAGGCCTATCACGAAGAGTTTAAAGCGCGGGCCAACTTCGCCCAACGCCCTCGGGTAAGTCAATTTACACAGGGGTTGCGCGGCATTACTTTCGGTATGACCCTTGGATTTAACGTCGCTGCAGGATTTAACACGTTCGCGCAAATCCCCATGATCGGGACGACTGAGCTTGCTGGCCGCTACGGTATGCCCGCATCTATGCGGGAGCTGGGATCAGCTGCACGGGTTATTATGAACGCTGGGAAGACTAAGCGGGTCCGCTCTTTTGGCCCCGACGGGATGGAACTAGCCGAACTATCCAGCGTTGACTACGCTGGCTCAATGGATAACTACTTTGAGGTTAACGACGTAGGAGAGTACGTGCTTCGGTCGGATATTAAAATTCCGTCCAAGCTGCGCAGCAAGATCGCCAATTTAGACGCGCTTGTTGAGGTGATGTCGGCCAACGGTATGCTTATAAACTCCATGTCGCAGGAGATGTTTCAGGCAGACGCAGGTTGGCTACAGACAGCTAATAAATGGTCTGGTTTTTTTCAGCACCATGGCGAACGGTTTAACCGTCAAGCTATGGCCATCGCTGCTTATAACCTAGAGCTCGGTAAGATCACCGGACCGATCAGCCGGGAGGCAAAGGCCGCCGCTGCCAAGAAAGCCGTTGAGATCACGGAGCGTGTGAACGGCAGCATCGGTGCCTCTACTGCACCGCGCTGGGCTATGGGCCCTGTCGGCTCTGTGGTGTTCATGTTTAAGCGGTTTGGCCTGCATATGGCGCGATATATCATTAATACGGCCAATCAAGCTCTCCGCGGTGCATCTAAAGAGGATCGCGCGGTCGCACGTTACCAGATCATAGGCATGCTCGGTACCACGGCGCTCTTTGCAGGGGTGCAGGGTCTCCCCTTCTTTGGAGAGTTCATGGCACTTGTGAACCTTCTGTTTACCGATGACGACGAGGAACCGGCAGAAGTTGTGATCGAGAAGTTCTTGCAGGAGCCGTTCTACCATGGGGCCTTGAACTATCTAACGGGGGCTGAAATAGCGTCGCGCATCTCGATGAGTGGGCTTATCTTCCGTGAGAACAAGATCGAGAAGGACCAAAGTTCCCTGTACGACCTGTTTGAGATGTTCGGCGGGCCCGCCGTGGGCGTCTACATGAATACCGAGCGGGGTGTCGATCTCTTGTCGCAGGGAGAGCTGTATCGTGGTGTCGAGGCCATGATGCCTGCGGCCATAAAGGGTATCATGAAATCCGTTCGGTTCGCTACGGAGGGCGCAACGACCCTGCGTACCGATGAGATTGTCCCGTTGTCCAACTTGGACATCGCTCTGCAGGCTATTGGCTATACGCCAGGTGCGTATGCGCGCCAGCAAGAGCGTGTATCAGGAGAAAAGCGCATAAACGAGGCCGTGCTGTCCACCAAGCGTAAGCTTCTTCGTAAGTACAATCTTGCATTTAAAGATGGCGATTTTTCTGAGGTGCGCGAGGTCCTAAAAGATATACGCGAGTTCAACAAACGCCACTCGGAGGCGCAGATTCTACCGGAGACTTTGGAGCAGTCCAGCCGCAGTTTTCTGCAGAGTTCTCAGAGAATGCTCGGGGGCGTATCGTTTAGCCCGTCATATTTGCCCCGTGCAAAGCAGTCGGTCTACGAGGAGTATGATCAAGACATCTCGCTCTGGGGGTCGGAATAAAAAAGCCCCGGCACGAAGCCGGGGCCAGTTGGGAGAACCGACAGTAGGCAAGCGGGCGGCGAGCTGTTCTGTCAGGCACACAATATCATGTGGTTCTCCATATCCGCAACCCCAAACGCTGGGCTTCAATCCGCTGCCTGCATGTTAGGCTGATCCCTAACCTTTCTGCCACACTTTGAACCTGCTTCTCACAGGTCTCGATGTTGATGCAGGGGACAAAGAAGGAGCCCCCCACATGCAGTTCTTGCCACGGCACGATGATACGCACACCGTCGGGGTCTAACTCATTTACTTTCTTCGCCATTAACGTCACCCAGAACAATCGGCACCTCGATGGTGTCGGCGACGGGCATCTGTAGCTTGGTGCCTTTGGTCAGCCGGACCTTCGACTTCTTGGCATTGTACTTGGCTTTGAGCTCGGAGAACACCGAGTTGTAGTTTATCTGCTGCTCGGCCAGCCAGACCTTGAACGGGGACGGCAGAAGATACAGCACGTGCAGATCGGTCTCGTAGCGCCCGACGATGTCGGCGGTCTTTGGCTGCTGATCCGGCACCACGAGGTCGTCGAGGCCGTTGTCGTTCCCCTTGCTGCGGCGGTCGATGGTGGACTTGATCTGCAGGATACGGCCCAAGTTCTGGTAGGTGTAGGCCGTCACGAGGTCCATCGGGTCGAGGGACATATCAGCACTGACCGCCTTGTTGGCCTTGAGGATGTTCTTGATGATGTAGTCGCGCAGCGTGGGAATGTCGTAGTCCAAGAGCTCGAGGTGTTTGCAGATCACCGCAGCGGCGAGAGAGGTGGCGACGGCTGCCGACCAGAAGCGGTTCTGAGGTCCAAGGTCTGCGGCTTCATCAATCTTGCGCTGCAGGGTCTCCACCAGCAATTTAGTTTCGGCGAGGTTGGACATCACGTACTGCACAAACAGGATGCCCGCATGGCCGTAGTTGCTCTGGACCTTGGAGCTGAACTCGTCAGTCTGGCGCTTGTCGGCCTTCTCGGTGAAGAGCCTGCTCGTCTCGATCTCCAGCACCCGCTGGGCTTCCGCTTTCGGCATGGCCTTCGCCATAGCCACCTTGTCGATCAGGCTGCAGTTCCCCGACGAAATAAACAGCAGGTTCCAAGGATCGCCGCGATAGCGTTCGGTGTTGCCCGTCGAGGACATACGGTTGCGCTGCTGGCCCCCGGTGATCTGGTAGATCATGTTTGAGGCGTCGTGGGGCTTGATGTTGGTAACTTCGTCCATACAAACCGGCAGGCTGTGCATCACATCGGCGCGGTTCATGAACGAGTTTACGGTGTCCCGCTCCTGCAGGATAAGTTTATTGGGGTTGCCCCACGCCGAGAGCGCCGCAAACTGGGCATGCGTTTTGCCGAAACCGGAGTCCTTCGACCAGATGTGCAGGAGCGCCGCGTTGATGGGTAAGAACTTCATCAGCACCGAGCCGAAACCGACGCAGGTGATGAACTGATGTAGCTCGAAGCCGGGGCGGTTATAGAAATTAACCGCAGAGCGCCATCCATCGAGAGTACCTTCGGGTTCAAAGAACTCAATCATCCCGCGTGTTGCGGCTGACGGTGCGTTGAAATCGACACGGTCTTCGTAGATCACCTTATCCCCAAGAACGAACCCCTTGAAGTCGGGCAGCCAGCCGAACTGGCGGTGCGCGTTGTCTGCCTGCGTGGTAATCTGCAGGTCTTTAACCATGCTTTGCGTAAAGCTCATAATTGCGTCCACTTCCTTGTTGATCGCTATGACGCCATTGGTGGCGAGGACTTTTCGAAACTCTTCCTTCGACGTAACGACGTATAGGGGCACCACGAAAGACCTAACCCCGTCTCTGGGTAGGTGGTGCCGCATCTCGATAATTTCCCCCTGCTCTGGGTCATACAAACGGCGCACGACGTAGAGATCGTGGTGCCATATAATCCGCTCACTGACTTCACCCTCGTCGTCAATTATACGGATAAACACCCCGCCGTCCTTGCCGCGGAAATAGGGGCTTGGGTAGGCCGGGATTTCGTAAACCCTTGGAGGTGCCTCGGGCGCTTGTGGGTCAGCTACGACGATGGTGTTATCCTCGGGCGTAGCCTCAGTAAACTGCTGGCCGAGGACAATGGGCGACTTGATCTTGTTCCAGTTGGGGCAACCTTGGCACCCACCCGGGTTGTACTCCTCGAAGCGCGTACAGAGATAGGGCCCCTTAATGCGGTCTGCCTTCCACATCGCTTCATCTTCGTCGTATTCGGCGTGACCCTGCGATACAGCCTTCACGGCCTTAGCCATATCGGTGCAGTGCTTGGCGATAGAGAGCGCCGCGCGCCACATTGGCTCAGCCAGATCGGCGCGGTTCTCGATGCAGTAGGCCAGCTGGGCACAGCCCTTACCTGCCACGGTCTTCTGCATGATAGCTTTGAACGATGCTTCACGCTTACCAATCAGCGCGTCCATCATCGCACTATTTGTTACCCCAGGTGAGTAGCGTCTGGCAGGAAGGTTAGTCGGCAGACTACCAGCCATTGTCTCTAGCCGTGCAGCGAAGTCGAAGAACTCGACGGGGGTAGGCCCAGCGATGCCGAAAAAGCTGACGGGTTTAGGATCGTCGCCCTTGCGGTTATGCGTCCCCGGCACTCGTAGCACCCGAGCGGCATCAGCAGTCACACCCTCATCGGCCTTAAAGGCTTTGGCCTTGGCTAACGCCTTGAGCTTCTCCGCAACCGGGAGCCACGTTATAAAGTCTACGGGCGCGGTCAGTGGCCAGTAAACGTGCACACCGTAGCCGGAGTTGACTAAGAACGGACGGGGCAGCCGGGTAGTTTTAACGAACTCCCTGAGCGCCAAGATAGCGGTATGCTGGTCAGGGAATTCCTTGGCCTTGCCCGTCTTGACGTTAACGCCACAGTCGAGGTCCATAAAGAACGCGCGCATCTGCTTGACGTTATCGGCTTCACGTGACCCTGCTTCCTCGAACGTACCAAGGGCGTAGTAGGCATCGAAACCATTTTCATCGAAGTTCAGCGCAGCGCGCTCAAGCTGCTCGATGGTATCGTAGAACTTCTGGATGCGTCTGTCCTCGCTGATCGCAAGAACGCAGTAGGAGCCCGCAGTCCCAAGAACGGACCGCAAAAACGTCGTTGTATCCATTGCCGCCACTCTTCCTGTTGGGATGCCGCGACGGGGTGAGGTTATTTTTATCCCCCGTCGCGGTGAGCCTGTTAAGGATTACTCGTCGTCCCACTGCGCGACAAGAGCCGAGATGTTTGCCTTGGGATCAGTAGATACCATGGCGGTCTTTGTGGCGGCGACCTTCTTGGGTTCTTCCACCTCATCTTCGTCATCAACGATGATCTTTTCTTTGGCGGGGTTGTAGCTCTTGGTCTCCGTTGCGGAGTCCTTCTTCTTGGCACCATCAGTCTGTGCGACAGTCAACGTGATAGCTTTAATAGCATCCTCGCTGTCCTTAACTGCAACAGCCGCATGTAGTTCTTCCTCGGTTAACGGGCGTACAGGGCTAAAGAATAGCCTTGGCGTCTCCGAGTTTTCGTCCAGCGAGATCTTGGTCACAACTGCGATAATTGGCGTGTTGTGTGCGTCAAGGAATTTGGCATATGCCTGCATGGGCATCTTACCATTCTTGCTGTCACCGAACAGAGACGTGGCCGGGAGCTGCAACTGGTAGACCTCCTCTGGCTTACCCACGGGCGTGACGGCCAGACGCTGGTTGTAGCGGCAGGCACGACTGTCGCCCTGTCCCGAGCCCTTGACGTTCAGACTGCAGTCGGCGCAGCGTGAGGCTTTCCTTTGATCTGCAGGGACTTCTGCCGCAGGAGCTCGGGTGTCGGTGGACCAGCAGGTTGGAGCCAACGCGTTGTTTGGATCATAGGCGCTCTCATAGTAGGTGCGCGAGACCGCAGCGGCGTTAACAACCACAACGTTCATGTAGTCTTCCTTGGACACGGAGACCTGCTCACCATCGACAAAGAGGCGGAACTTGTTTCCTTTGATTGAGATACGCTTATTACCGTAACCGCCGCTACCAGCGAGGGTCTTGTTCAAGTCACGCAGCGATTTGAATAGGTCGCTGTTAACCAGCGGGTTGCCCGCGCCGAAAAGGGTCATTTCACTCATGTCGTTCTCCTTAGTTATCGTTGCCGTTATCGAAGTTCATTTCTAACCGCACCGGAGCCTTCGGTGCGGTTACGAGGGCCATCGCCACGTCGGGCAGGTTGAACCTGTAGGTGTTGCCTACCTTGAGGTAGGTATGCTTCGGGATGGTGCCGTTACGCAGCCATGTACGCACGGTCGCAACCGAGACGACGAAGTACTTTGCTACTTCCTCGATGGTGGCGAACGGGGTTGGGGTTTCGGTCATTATGTCTTCCTCACGGTGATGACGTACTCGCTATTGGCATTTAGGCCGGGCAGTAGCACGTCAGGGTTTTCTTCAAGGAATTGCTTTACGACGGTCTGATTGAGACGCTTCTCGTAGAACTGCGGGACCTCATTTTCCAAGATGAACTTGTTCATTGAGTCCCAGTCGTTGGTCCAATAGCGCGTTTTCATCGTCCGGTAAAACACTCCCGATGGGGTACGAACGCTTTCGATACCCTGCGTCCTGCAGTAGTCGAGCAGTTCCGACTTGATAGCGTTGATCTGCATCTCCAGAATCTCGTCTTGTTGCTCAAACTCTGCTTTGAGTTCGGCCCGCTTGTCGCGGATTTTGATGTAGGTTTTGGTCATCGTGTCGGGAGTTATGGCGGTTTCGCCCGCGGTATCATCAGTCATAGTGGTTCTCCTGCACTATCAGAAATTAATATCTAATGGTATCTGTTACACTAGTCAAGCAATTCTTTATACAGATCGATAACCTTAGTATGCACGTCAATCTTCTCGTCGAGCATCTTGTAGACCTCGCGCTCCACGCCTGAACCCTGCAGCTGAACTACGGTGCACTTGTTGGACTGCCCCTTGCGGTGCACCCGGGCGTTAGCCTGTGCGTAGGTTTCGAGCGATGCCGTCGGTGCCCACCAGACAACTGTATTCGCCGCAGTAAGCGTCACGCCATGCGCGGCAGCCTGCGGTTGGATGACCAGCACTCTAGGGTCAGGTTGGTTTTGAAACTGCCTAAAGATGTCAGTTCGGTCCCCAACCTTTACGTCGCCGCTGATGACAGCGTTTGTAATGCCATCCTTGGTCAGTCGCGCGGTCAACATCTCTATCACGTGTTTGAAAGGCACAAAGACCAGCACCTTGTGAGTGCTCTCAGCGATGACCTCTTTGAGGACGCTGTAGCGATTGTTGATATCGAACTGCACTGTGTCGCCGGATTCGGTGTAGCTTGCGCCCGCCGATATTTGCAGGAGTTTGCCCATCATCACCGCAGCGTTTACCGCCGTGATCTGCGCCCCAGCCACTTCCATGACCATCTGCTTCTTGAGGCGATTGTAGTAGAGCTCCTGCTGCTTGGTCAGCGCCACGTCTCGTTTAACGTAGAGCATGTCTGGTAGGTCTAAGCATTCTTCCTTGGTGTAGCGAATGGCGGGCTGCAGGGCCCGATGCACGGTATGCTCAGAGTGTTCCTTAGGTTTCCAGCGGTACTGAGATACCTTGTACATCACCATGTCCTTCCAAGCGTTGAAGAACTTAGGCACACCCGTCGGGTTTACCAGCTTCGCTAAGCCGAAAGCATCCTCGGGCCCTTGTGCCGCCGGGGTACCCGTCATCATCCAGAGCCACGTCTCGGGCTTAACCAGCGAGTTCAGCACCTTCCAGCGTGTACTCTGGGCGTTCTTGTAATGGCTGCAGTTGTGCACTAGGCAGGCGTTTTCCCCAACAAAGTAGTTAGGAGTCCCTTCAACTTCGAGGTTGTAGACATATTCGTCACATCCCGGTTCTCGATACGTAACACTTTCCACCCGCGCTCCGAAAGCTTTTCCGTTTTTTTCCTGTCCCTCTCCTGACCCTTCGTCGTGCGATGGCTGTTTCCATCTACCTCCAGCCCAAGTTTCTTCTCCGGCCACGCAAAGTCGAGCTTGTAGTTCGTAGGATAGCCGGGCAGCCTCCTGCCCAACGCTATTGGGAAGTTCCAAATCCAACCAGCCGGAAGCTGCACCGACAGCAATGTCTCCGCCCCAGTCATACCCGTACCGTTGCCGCCACGAACCATCGGACGAATCCCTCTCGATATCGCTACCTTCGATAAGTGATTGCGCTGCTCTGGCGTACGGTGAAAGCCAGATCGAATCCCCTTCGCCCTCTGCTCCGCAGTCAGAAACTTTAACGCTGACTGCCCCGGGTGTAGAAGATGAAACCTCTTCCGAGCACAGGATCGAGAACAGGTCAGCCCGGTGTGTGTTTTTGTCTTCCGGTGAAAGCGCCATTTGCTCTGGGCCACTTTGTAGTGGTTTCCGCAGATCGGACAGCGCAGATGAAGACACGACACGTCTACCTGCAAGGGCTCTGGCGGGGACCCAACCCCAGTCAGTGAAGAAAGGATGTTCTGGAGTGCAGGTGACAATTTCTCCGGTTTCAAGCTTTACCTCCACCAACGTGTTAGTCTTCCGTTTGGATACGGTTCTTATATTACGTACCCCGTCACTTGTAAACACCGCATCTCCTGCTTTGAGTTCTTCGATTGCCGCTAGACCGTTCGGGGTGTGCACGGGGGTGCCAGCAACAAAGCATTCGTCAACGATAATGAGGTCGTAGCCCGCCGCGGCGATAGCGTCTCGCACGATCTCAACGCCGTCGTAGTTGATGATGAGGAAATCAGGTTTAAGAGCGATGATTTTCTTACGTTTGTCTGAGGTACCGTGGGCGATGTCTACAGTCCGGTGCATAGCAAACGTAAACAAGTCCGCGCGCCACGCACTGTCCATGATCGATAGCGGACATATGACCAAGGCACGCTTGATGATACCCTGCTTCATGAGGAAGTCTGCGGCCCAGATCGCACTAGCTGTCTTACCAGTCCCGGCTTCGTTGAAGCAAAACGCTCTCTGGTACATGGTCAGGAAGGACGCTGTCGTGCGCTGGTGCGACATCGGGGCGAACTTACCCGTCCAGTTATAGCGACCTTCGATGGGTGACGGCACCTTGATGTTCAGACCACGCAGGGTGCGCGTTTCCTGTACGCCCCAGTTTACAATGACCTCGTGCTCGTTGATAGCGCGGCTCTTAGGGATGATCGTAGTGACTTGTTTTGGATTGCGTAGCTTGAGAAGCAACGCTTTATTATCAATAATCTGCATATCGTTCTCCGAGACGTTAGGGTTTTCCCTAACCTTTTTTCTCGCCGGGTTTATGGCCGTTCCGGCTACGGTTCTTCGAGGGGCTCTCTAGCTTATAGCCGTCAGCGTTGCTGCCCCCCTTGGCCAACGCCTTCTTGTGGCTCACGTCCTTGCCTGTGCGGTCAACGCCCTTCTTATCCAAGGCACGCCGAGCACGCTGCCGCTCCATGCGGTCCGGGTGCTCACCACGTTCTATTTGTTTCTGGTATTCGGCCTTATAAGGACGCGGCGACTTCGTGTATGGCATGGTAATCAACCCCCGTTATGGGCACATTCTACCACAGAGCAGTACTTTCGGCATAGCCCTGACGGTCTAGGATTCCATACGTTTGTCTCGTGGGCCTTTTCCAAGGCGGCGTATTTCATCACCCACGGCTTCCACAGCACGCCCTCGTCAGTCACCGAGTAGTCCTGCTTCACGATGTCGTTGGCGATGGTGAAGAGCAATGCGCCCTTCACCATCTTGACCTGTGGGAAATGCTTAAACACCGACAGTGCCATCAACTGCAGCTGTCCGACGTCGGCATACTTCGCGCTCTTGCCCGTCTTGTAGTCCACGACACGGGCCTCGTCTCCGTCTATAATCAGCAGGTCCACGATGCCGCGGAACCATACACCCTTATCGAAGAAACCACACGCCTCGAGATCGGCTGTGAGCCCCATCTTGAGTTCGCAGTGCTTCTCCCCTGGCATAGCCGCGAGCTTTTCCATGGCGGGCTGCATGAATGAGAACTGCGGCGGCATTGGCTTGCCGTCACGGATGTACTCTTCACAGGCCTTGTGGAATTCGGTGCCGTATCTGGTCGCCTCGGTCTCCTGGAACGGAAACTGCTTTAGGACGTTAACGTGGTAGTACTGCTTCGGGCACGTCTCAAACGCCTTCATCCGACTAAAAGACCATGCACCTGCGCTGCTCATTCCGTCTCTCCTTTTGCTTTCTTGAGCAACGCGTCTTGTATTTTCTTTTTCATGCTGATGTTTATGCGGACGTTAGGAGTGTCCAGTATCTGCACTACACGGTACCCGAGATGTATAGCGGCGGCTATGAAG